CCGCGTCTATCTAAAACAATAGCCAAAGTGACTATTGAGTGCGATCTCAACAATCAGTCTCTACGATGGATAAATGAAAACTAGTTCATTACCACACCACTGATTGCTACATGACATCTGAATAATGCCAAGGATCATATTGGTATCGCTTAGAATAATCCCGAAACTGTGTATGGTCGGGTGTGGGACTAGATGCGGAGTTTTGACACTCAACATTTTCGTCCGTTACTGGCCTATCAACAAAACTTACTTCCGCACTTGGTTGTGTTTCCACTTCCTTGCGAAAGGCATTGTTATTAGGTTTTGACACTAAATTATTCTCACTATCCCTGCCAGGCCTTATATACTCAGGAAACAAGTAGCTAACGGCTTCATCATCTTCGAAAAGAGGAATACCATAGTCTAATTGCAAACCCTCAAATGTATAATAGGTTGGCATGCGAACCGGGGCCAATGGTAACCAAAAATCGCGAATCTTTTTCTGTGTTTCATTGAAAATTTCTCTTCCATGAAACCAAATCTTACGAATGGCATCTTCGCAGTTCGAGATTGCCGCTTCTTGCAGGACCTTTGATATGTCCGATCCGGTTTTGGTACCTTTAGGTTTGCGAACCCAATTACAAATATCCAATGTTTCCTTGTAATCAGGAATCGCTATATAAACTCCAGGTCGAATTGGAGTTTCTGTGAAGAGCTTAAAACCTCGCTTGAGGAAGGTGGCTTCTTCTAAAGTACAATGCTTACGCATGTACTCTCCTTTTGTGACATCGGTGTACTTAACATCAAATAATTTAAAGTAATCCGAGATGGTTTGATTGTTGAAAATTTCTATAATCTCTGGTTTAACAGCGAATATTACGTCATCTCCATAACAATAAAACATCACGAACTTCTTAAAATGATGAAGTCCAGCGATCTCCGGTTTTTGTTGTTTCATTATACCAATCCATGCACACCTTATGTAAAAAAGATTACATATTGAATTTACAATTACAGTATTTATGGCGCCTGAGGGGCTACCACATTGAACTTCAACAACATACTTTCCAAAGAGATTGAGCGAATTGATCACTCTTTCACCCAAAACTCTCCTTGCTGTTTTATGTCTAACATCATTAAACCATTGTGAATACCAATCATCCATAATCTCATAAGAATACAAAACAAACTTACTACTCAATCTTGGACCAAATTTACTAAAATCACCTACACAAATGTAAGTGGAAAATTGGTTCAATTTAGTAGCAAGTTCATTCCATTCCAAAGATTCTGGATTTATGCCAACGCAATGTTCTAAATCTCTTCGACTATATTGGAAAGCAAAATTGAAGTCCATCAAATATCTACGTGAATTTACTGACAATGGAAAAGAACTACCCTGAATAATTCTAGGGTCATTTACTTTACTTGGAATTAATCTTTCATCCTTAAGAGAAGCTTGAAATATAGTCAACGGTTTTACACCATTTTCCATACTCTCACTTTCCTGCTCAATCATACTTGAAAAAACTGGGTGCATCCACTCAATTTTATTATTTTCATCAAATTTGATTAAATCACTCTTACGTTTGGTAGAACTGTCGCAACAAAAAGGAAACCCTGGACTTGTATTCATTACTATTCTAGTTATTTTTCCATCTATTCCACATATAGCTTCATCAACTGATCGTTTTGAAACAACCTCAAGATCACTCCTGCAGTTTGCAACAAACATCGCCGATATGTCTTGTTTTGCTAAAGCTATGTGTGAAGCGGGAAAATCCCGATGTTTCCGATATTTATCTATTCCTTTCTTGAATGCTATCATTCCTTTATCTCCTTCTTGTGAAAGATGTGCTGGAAATCTTTGTGATTCAACAAATGCTTCAAAACATTCACTCTTTCTCAAAGTTGTTCTAGTTGAATTAAAAGAAACCATTTCTGGTTTATCTGCCGTTCCAACCGTATAAACTTTAAGATCCTCTCCTAAAAATTCGCTTTCCAATCCTGTTATATCATAAGCTGGTTTGACTAACTTAACGCGATTGCCCTCTGCATCGAGCATCGACATTTGGGTTATTTCATACGCACTTTGAATGTACTCTTTACAGACAGAATTGAAATACAAAATTGATTTTGAAGCAGCACTCATAATTCCAACAATTGTGCAAGTGGTTTTATCCATAAGAATACTACCACAAGCTTGTGTGTTTGCACCAGGGTTGGGATTATCAATGGTATATCCGTGAAAAACGCATGAAACAGCCGTGTCAGACCATTCCTTACAATCATTTTGGGAATAAGATAACTTATCAGAAATTTGCAAAACACCTTTAGCATCATGTGTATTACCATTGACATTTCTATTTTTCATTGATCCAGGATCCATAAAAACAAAATTGTCAGTGTCAACATAGTGGTTGTTCTTTGAAACAAGATACTTGGAGATGTTTTTAGTTGTGAAGCTATCATTGGGTTCAAACAAAAAAGTTACCATGTCCGAACCATCACTGTCAACGCCAAAGTGGCTATCGTTCATTACCATTAATTCTCTCAAAGTTACTTTAATTGTTTCTACTTCTAATTTAGCATTATACCTACTGAACAAAATTGGATTATTTTTATTGACAAGTGCAACGCAATCTTCACAATGAATTAACGCATCCTCTCTCACGCATCTCTTATCATTGCATTTCTTAAAATCCTCGGTCATCTTTTTAGCTGTCCAATAAAATACTGAACAAAAAGAATGAACTTGGGTAATAAAGAAACCACTCTGAACAGAGACACATCGTGCTGTGACATGTTTATCGGTAGTTTGCATTTCGAGCAATGATCTAACATAAGTTTCCTTCATTGATTCGAATTCGTTTTCGCCAGCTGGTTTAATTGTTGCCCTACTAGGCACATAACTTTTAGCCCGTTGGGTAAACGATCTCATGCGAGCTGCAAACTTCGTCCTAACATCACCACTAGCCATTAAGGCTGGATGTGCTTTCTTCATTTGTAGATTGGGATCATCTTCTTTCTTCATTTCAATCTTAACCTGTTTTGTACTGGATCTTGCTATAGTTGCATCAATTTCACTGCTATCAACAGCTTCATCTTTGTTACTATCATAAATCCACTTAACCAGACCAAGAACCCCAATTAATGTCAAACCCACACCAAGAATTTTAAAAATCTTAACTTTCTTTTGAAACCAACGTTCCCTTTCAATTTCTTCGGTGTATTCGGTTAACAAGCCCCTTTGCCTGTGTAACCATGCTAAATTATAATAACTAGGAAAACCCGGAGGGGGTTCCCTATCTTCTTCACCCATTCTTGAATACAGTTTCGCCCAATAACAAGCTCTTAAAAAACTCCAGTTGCAAACCGGTCCACATGAATTCACATCATCAATTTCAACACCATCAATAGTCCAAACTATCGGTTGATATGAATCTGGTTCAATGTCCTCATGTAACACTCTCTCATGTCCACAACTAAATTCCTTCTCCGGTACAATGTCCTTGTTCTTAATCTTCGACCAAATATTATCGAACATACCAGCACCATTAACGCCTTCAATTTCTGCTAAGACAGAGTTGTAATACTCATCACTTAGAAGATTTGTGTAATCGCTATTGATGTCAGTTGGGAGCAAAAAATTTTGGAACTGCTCATTCGATTCTTTCTTGTTTTCTAAAGCTTCCTTATATCTAGCATCTTGCATGACATAATATTCTCGTGCTCTTTTTAAGACGTCTTCTTTGAACTCTTCATAACTTTTTGCTTCTCCGAGCTTTGTCACGGGATGTTTTACTGTATCCACCATCGTTATTTTTAAATGCCTTCTTAACTTGAAATTTTCCCCTTCATTTACGTTAATACACCTTGGGCAAGCAAATCTAAACTCATCATGATCCTCACACTTCTTATAAATAGACCAATCCGCCTTCAAATGATACATTAAATTTCTTCTTCTAAAAACAATTTGTTGATTGGCAATTCCATTATGACTTGGATGTGAAAAATTAGACGAACAAAGAATTAATTTACAAACTGATTGAGCTCCCTTATCTTCGAATGGTTTTGGTACTTCCCACGCTGCTTCACCCTTAAGGTTACACAAATATGAGCAGTCACTTTCAGCTGGATCAGCAGGGTTTGTTCGCGCAAAATCATCAAATATTACGCAAGGCTGCTGACCATATCCAGTCCACCATTTATCAGATTCAGGAACAACATACACTTTAGAATCACATTCCTTTGTACACAAATCATTGCCAATTAAGATCTCCTCTGCTAAATCATTTAGCATCTCAGACTTTCCAATCTGGGATTGTTCTCCATATAAATATATACAGAGGGGATCATACTTGACTTTTGGTAGGTGTGCAATAGGTGCAATTTTATCGCGCAGTCTTTTCAAGGAAGTTAATGTTTGAGAAACTAAAATAGGAATTGATTTTCTTTCTTTACGTGTGACATGAAGCAAAATGCTTTCACCTTGGCGGATTAATTTAAAAACTAACATTGCTGACCTTCGACAAGATTTTATTTTATTTGTATTTAGCGAATCTGTTAATGTATTTGAACGTGAAATCCATTTTGTTATATAATCCTCTTTCAAGTATTTGTACAAAACGGAATCCGGGAAAAACTTTGTTGTTACCCAATCTACTACTCTTTTAAGAAAAACGAAAATAGCTTTAATAAATGCTAAAATTCTACTGTGAATCGACCCACCAGTAACGAAAGCGTTTGAAATTTTCTCTGTGAACGTTAAATCTACTTTATCATTTGCCTTGTCAAAATAAGCCGTGGCTCCTGCAACAAGTGTTGC